TTATATCACCGTAACCTTTGTCTCGGGAGAAAGCCTCTTAAACCGCTCTTCCACATTAATACGGTCTTTGTCGTCTTTAAAACTTGCGTCTTTAAAAACTACCTTGAAGGGTTTTAACCCCGCAATCGTGTCAACTATTTTGAAGTCAATATCATTGTCAAAACACGCTACAAGCGCGTTAGTTTGAACAACGAAGACCGTGTTCTTGCCCATTTTCTTTGTTTCAATAGGCAAAGAAAGCTCCAACCCAAGATCAAGAATCACCTGAGTTAAGAGATCTTCCGGTGTGCGGTCTTCTTTGATATTACTCTCCACGAACGCGAGCTGTTTCTGATCTAATTTGGCCGGATGATAAAACACATCTTTCATATTGCTTTCATCGGTTTTGTAAACACGAAACCCGATATCAAGCTTGCTCGCGTCAACCGGTTCTTGGCCAAGCTCAGGTTGTTTATTCTTTTCTTTAAGCTCTTCAACTATTTTCTTGCCCGCGCGACGGATTCGTTCTTTACCAATGTCGGCAATGGTCTTGTATCCGGCCTTATATGCCTCGCTATTTTCATCGGTCTTTTCAGGAAGCTGAACCATGATGAATTTTCGATTTCCCCCGTCTTCCGCGTTAAGTTGCATGACAGCGTGAGCGGTTGTTGCTGACCCCGAAAAGAAATCGATAATGATATCGTCCTTTTCAGTAGAACATCTTGTCAGTTCTTTTAGGATTTTTGTAGGTTTTGGAGTGTCAAAAAATTCTTTATTATTAAATACTTCATTAATCTCTTCTCTCGCATCCGTAAACGTGCCCATCTCATCAATTATTGAATCGAAAAAATAATTTTGTTCTTCGTTTTCGAATATTTTCAATCTAGGGACGCCATCTCCATCTTTTGGAAAATATATTTTATTTTCTGCGATTAAAGAATTAAACGTTTCTTTATCAACGAAAAACTCCCTTGTCATAATTCTTCCGCTTGGCAATGTAATCGAATAATAATTCTCAGAATTCACATTCGACTTTTCTTCTGCCCTCGAAATTACCCCCGACTCCCATGGCCCCCTTGGATCATTATCAGGATTTGCTTTTTCTCCTTTCCAATTTGGCATGAGTTTTGTTTTAGCTATAAAAGTTTCATATTTATTTTTATACCCAACAAGAATATACTCATGGGTAATTTTGAAGCGATTTATCTTCTTAGTATTGCCTTGTTTGCCATTTTTTCGCCAAATTAAAAAATCCATGTTATTGCTTCCAAAAATTTCCTCCATACTTTTTGCCAGACTTGCCAATTCATGTTCATCAATACTGATAAAAATCACCCCATCATTTTTCAGAAGATCCCTCGCAACCACCAGTCGCTCATACATCATGCTTAGCCAATCGGAGTGAAACCTACCGTTTGAATCTGTATTCCTGAAGAGCTTGCCGCCTTCTTCATTTTCTACGCCAATTTCCTCTTCGTACTCCGCTTTATTTTTGGTAAAGTTATCCTTATAAATAAAATCATTCCCGGTGTTATACGGCGGGTCGATGTAGATCATCTTCACTTTGCCAAGATAACTTTCTTGCAAAACCTTCAGCACTTCAAAGTTGTCGCCTTCGATATACAGGTTTTCAGTAGCATCAAAATTGACCGACTCCTCCCGGCATGGCCGAAGTGTTTTTGTGAGCGGTATGTTAGCTTTTAAAAGTGCCGCCTTCTTACCGGGCCAGTCCAACCGATACCGCTCGTCATCACCCTCAACAATGTCCTTGGACAAAACCTGTTTCAGCAGGTCGAAATCTATCGCCTTTCTTGTGACGCCGCTATCATCTTTAATCTCGGTGATAACATTCGGAAAAAGCGCGGCGAGACGCTTAATATTTTCTTCTGTTAAATCAGGGGTCCGCATTTTCATTTTATCCATTCTTATAACTCCTCTTTAATCTTCTTGAGCTGGGCTTTTCTCTCCAGCAATATTTTATTCAACTCAACCTTGCGGTTAAACTGCTTTTCTTTGGATATTTTGTTCTCCACAACCCCGATCTCGTTTTCTATTGCTTTGATCTTATTGTCGGCGTCTATGATTTCATTAAAACTGGTTTTTGCTTTTGCCTCACTTGTTATAAACACCTTGATGATCTTCTGATAAACCTTCTCCAGATCAATGCCGGTAAAATCAAAGCTCTTGTCCTCATTCCAACCGGAGAAATAATAATTCTCTATACCGCTCTCTTTTAGTGTGACCGCATAGGCGACATTTTCTTTATAAATAAACCGGTACAATATCTGATAAGGAATCGTCTTATCAATGATCCGTAAGACATTTTTGGGTATCGCCTGCTCTTTAAGCTCAATTTCAAATATCTGTATCTCGGTCACCTTGGCTGTCTTTGTGATGCCAATGGTACTTTCAGCCAGTTTGTATTTCCATGTGATCTTTTGTATTTTATCTACAAATTCTTTCTGTAGCTTTGCCGCTATAGCCGCCTTTTCGTAAAACTTAGTCTTGGCGATAAACTTATTTACAAAAGCTGTCTTGGGCAATTTAAAATTATCATTGACCATTACTTAATCACCACAAAAGTCAAAAGTTCAAAATCTTCAAGGCCCTTTATATTGTTCATGAGCGCGGTGGTGCCTCCCGCCGTAAAAAGACTGTCCACGTCGCTTTCATCCTTCACATGAAGCACGGATTCGATAGCCTTGTTCAACAATCCAGAATACTTGGCCATATTCTTGCCGTCGTCAGTCTCATCGTTAAACACTTCGTATACATCTTTTAAGGGTTCTCTGTTGCCTTTGCAAAGCGCCCGCAGAATATCCAGCGTGGTTTTCACGTTCAAATGATTTGAAGAAATCTCCCCATTGGCAGTTATGTACACTAAGTAAAACGGATGAAGCTGATTCGTCTTGTCAATATTGACTTCGCTGTTAATATTTTTTAAGACAAAAATGACACCTTCTTTAATCCCGCGCTCAACATCTTTTCCGCAAACCGCATGCATCCCATTAGCAACGTTCGCAAGACTTCCGTTCTCTTTGATGTAGTTCACTAAATCCATGCGGAAATCATTCAACCCCAGATCGGTAATTGAAACGCCTGAGCCCATATCTTCGATATCAACAACCTCTTCCTGCAATCTTTCCAGCTGTTTCTTCCTAAATAACAGATCCGAAGATTTATTGGTCAAAACGTTATCTTCACCGGTTGCTGTCGCATCGACGATAAACATCTTATTTTCAACCCGGTTTTTCAGATTTATATAATCATCGAGAGATAACTGCGGCCAGAAGTTGACCAGCTGAATGTCTTTATTCGTTGACCCGATCCTGTCTATACGGCCAAACCGCTGAATAATGCGCACCGGATTCCAATGAATATCATAATTAATCAGCATGTCGCAATCCTGCAGGTTCTGCCCTTCGGAAATACAGTCCGTTGCTATTAAGACGTCTATTTCCGGCGCTGACTTATCTCTGCGCTCCTTGGATCGCGGAGAGAAATTGATCAGAATATTATTGAAGTTGTTGTTTAACTTAAGTGTGGTCTTGTTCTCATCTGATCCTGTCAATTTTGCGGTTTCAAGGCCAAGCGTTTTATTGTACCCGGCAAGATTTTCGTATAGATAATTCACTGTATCCGCAAAAGCACTGAATATCAGAATTTTTCTATTCCCGGGATTAACAGGGGATCTCAGCTTGTTCTTGATGAATGCTTTTAGATCTCTGAGTTTTGTATCGTGTTCGGGCGTTACTTTTTCCATCTCTCTGAATATTGCTTTGGCAACAAGAACATCAGCCTCCAAATCCTGCTTCCACCCTGTTGTATTCATATCCTCCAAGTTAACCCTAACTTTACCTCCGACGCTAAATTCATCGTTTAACCAGTCGTCACTATCAGCATCGAGATTGATATCGCCGAACTGGATAGCCTCAACCGATCCTTGAGCTCCGGTTTTTTCGAACTCCTCAATCTTATTAATAATCCGCTCGATCTCACTGATAAATTTGCCGAGAGTGATCCTGAAGGAATCCACTGAACTTTCTAGCCGCTTAAGGAAATTTACCCTCATAAGAGTTTGGAGGTTTCTTTCCCTATGAACCTGCTTAAAGCTAAAATTTTCATTAAGCTTTGTGTCGTAAATTTCGTCGTAAAATTGTCGTTTGTTATCCAGAATGTATTCAGTAGGTGAGTATATAGACATTGATAATTTCGAGAGTTCCTTGTAAAGCTCTGATATCTCAATAAACCCTTCAAGGTCTGTTATATCAGCATGATGAGTAATCGGCTTTAACCTGTTTGGGAATTTCCCGATCTTATTAATGTCGTAATACTTTTCTATGTGCTTCCGGCTTCGGGCTATTGTGACGCTGTCAAGCAACTTGAAGAAATCAAAATTCACATTAAGCCGTTTCAACAACTCTTGACTGGTGCGTTCTTCAACCGGCAATTTTGACCAGTCGTTAAAAACCCTCTGCGCATTTGTCAGTATGGTATCAATCGATTTATCTGTATCCATCCTCCCGTCAGCAATATTCGTTTCGCCTTCACAGGCCAGAGCGATCTGATTTTTTAAGTCCGTAAACCTGTTGTTAACCGGGGTCGCTGAAAGCATAAGAACTTTTGTCTTAACTCCGGCCTTCATGACATCGTTCAGCAGTCTCTGGTATCGTGTCACTCTATCTTTTCGAGGGTCATTATTTCTAAAATTATGCGATTCATCGATCACGACCAGATCATAATTACCCCAATTGACTCTGGACAGATCAATACCGTTTGATTGTCCCTGATCTCTGGATAAATCCGTGTGATACAGGACATGATAATTTAACCGATCCCTGAACAAAGGATTGTCTTCATAATTGTTCAAGAATGTCTGCCAATTATCTCCCAGCCGTTTCGGACAAAGCACGAGTACAGTGCGGTTTCTCTCCTGATAATATTTAATGACAGCTAGGGCTGAAAAAGTTTTTCCGAGACCGACACTATCTGCAAGAATACACCCATTATGCCGTTCTAATTTGTTAACAATTCCTAAAGCGGCGTCTTTTTGAAAATCGTAGAGTTTGTTCCAAATTACAGAATTCTTAAAGCCGGTTTTCTCATTGGCGAGTTCATCCTCGGAAATATCCTCCAAAAACTCATCAAAAATATTATAGAGCGTCAGGTAATAGATAAATTCCGGGGAGTTTTCCTTATAAAGGTCCGCGATATATCCGAGAACCTCATCCGTCACATTCTTCACTATCTTTTCATCATTCCATACCTCTTCAAAGTTTTGGATGTACTGCTTAGTTGCCTCATAATCGTCTGTCTTAATTATCTGATGCAGAACGGAATTGTCTTTTTCGTAGCCAAACCCGGCACTGCTAAATTCATTAATCCCCATGTACACATATTTATTCTCTCCGTTCTCAAGCGTTATATGCGGCTGGATATATTTATTGGCAATATTTGCCTTAAATGATGCTTTCTCCTCAATCCATTTCTTGCATTCCCTTGCGATCGCCTTCCCCTTAAGTTCATTCTTTAAATTTATTTCAAAATCTGATCCGCTAATAGCTTTTTGTCGAAAGTCGGCCTTGATTTGAAATTGTTTCTTTTCACGTCGATTTTTATCAACTTCGATAAAAGTAGGATCTGTGAAAATGAAATTCAATTTATCGATTTTTTTAAGTTCGGCGCTGAGGCATTCAAACCCGTATATCGTAAAAATACCAGCGGCTACCTGTAGTCGGCTATCTTTACCAAGGTTCTTTTTAAAGTCATCGCCGACTTTCTCGGTTTTATTATTAAAACTTTGTATCATTGATGTCATTACCCCTTCGTCTTCTTATTAGCATAAGCAAACGGATACGACTTCGACCACCGGTCAATATCATCCTTCCGAAAACGCCACTGACCGCCTGCGCGGAACGCCGGAATCTTACCAGCCCTCGCCAGACGTCGTATTGTATATGGATGCAGGCGAAGATATTCAGCTATCTCCTCTGCAGTAAATGCTTTAACGAGCTCTTTCATTGAAAGTTCTCCCTGTTACATTTTAGCCCATATTTTACCACAACCATTTGAGATAACAATCAAAAACTTGTCCCAGTAAAACAAAAAACCTCCGCCAGCCATGATGACCAGCGAAGGTTTCTTTTTTAATACTTATATTATTAACGAGCGTTGAAGTAGATGCTCACCAGCTCCGCGACGAACTTCTGTTTGCCTCCGATATGCCAATCGGTGTTGCGCTCCGGATCCAGCTTCGACTTGTAGTCGTAAATCGTGAACACAAGGCCGTTGATCCTGCCGACCCACTCTGCCTTGATCTTTCCGTCCGGCGAAGTGCCAAGCTGAGGCGCGCCGAAGACCCGAACAATATCCTCGTAGCGCGTTCCTTCCGGCAGGTAGCCCTGACAACCGGTGCCGTCATGCGATACACCGCCCATTTCGACCTTTAATTCGATCTCAGCTTTGACTTTCATTCTGCACCTTCTTCTTTCCCCAGCCGGACTTCCATCTGGCCACCGCACCGGCCACGATCACGTCAACCGCCTTCTGATCCCCGATATTCTTCAACACGTCCGCCAGCTCCTGCTTATTTAGAACGCGGAAGTTTTTGACACCGCGCTCCTTGGCCGCGATCATAAGCTCGTTGCGCGAAGCCCCGGCATGCATAACGATCCCTTCCTTTGGTGATGCGGAAAGCTCCGCGACCGCCTTCTTACTGTCCGCACCTTTCTGTTTCTTGGCTTTCTTAACCATTACAAGTCCTCCTTAAGTTTGCAATACAGGGTTTTTGATCGTCTTGAGCGCCTGCTTCTTGGCATCCGAATACAGGCCGGTGATGAACACAACCTTGCCGTCATCGCCCTTGAACGCCCAACTGCCTTTTCCGGACGGCCGCTTGCCATGCGTAAAGACATACTGATTGACTCCGCCGATTTCTTTCCTCATAGCACCGACTCCTGCAATTTTCCGGTCACGACATCCAGCATCTGAAAGTGCGACACACCGCCTTCCTTCCATTGCTGTTCGATCGTGATCGACCACTTGCCCAGCGGCATGACCCGCTGGATCTCCCGCAGACGCAACTTTGCGGCCGGAAGATGATCACGCATCCGGCCTGAGACCGGAATGTTTTCGACGTACGTTTCCTCGCCGCCGTTCCTGACGCTGATATACCGCGTCTTTTTTGCCGTCATATTTTCACGAACCATAAACATCCCCTCCTTTCGAGGGTATAGGGCCATACGGTTTAATAGTTGGCAAGGCCTTTGTCTCAGAAATCTACCCGCACCCCGGCCTTGGCCCCGACCCCTTTTCGGTCGTCGGATTCCGCGAACCCGTACCCCTCGACAAACGGATGAACCTCAAGCCCGGACTTCTTCTCCTCGCGTTTCTGATCGATCGTGACCTGCGCGCCGGGCTGGGCGATGATATGCGTTTCTTGCTTCATGGTTTGAGTCGGCATAAAGAAAGCCTTATAAATCGTAAGTCCTATAAGCCCGATCGCCGCGATGCCGACCGCATAGCGCGCGGTCTTGACCCACGGCAACCACTGAACGAAACTACCCAGAAACTTAAGGATGCTAAATCTTTCGTTTTCCGCCATCCTGCACCTTGCCTTTTAGCCACAGATAAAAAAACATCCCCAGCCCACCGACCACCGCGCCCAGCGCGAAGGCAATAACCAGCTTGATCGTAATCATTGCGCCACCCCTTTCTTTAAATCCTTCCTCAGCTCATCGATCGCCTTAATGATCCGGTCGTTTTCCTTTTCGATAAACCGGCTCTGCAGGTCAAACTCCGCCTTGGACACATACAGGGCCCGCGGCATGTGAATCTCGTCATTGGCCAGATGATGAAACAGCTTCTCATCGATACGGTTGACCTGCGTAATGATCGTACCGAGCATGAAAATAACGATTGTCACCAAAACCGGCGTGATGAACTTTGTCCAGCTCCCATCATTTTTCATAAACCCTATCCGATCTTCTTGATGTCATCATCGATGAGCGCGATATGCTCATCGATCTTGTCCCTGCGCTTCACAAACATCTGCTTTGCAGTAGTCAAACTGTCCTTCGTATGCTCCCGCTTTTCACCGGAAGGATACGTCACGATCTTCTTACCGTCTTTGAATTCAATAGTAGGTTTTGCCATTTGAAATCCTCCTTTTTATGCCTGTCCGCCGCGAACCGGCCGCACATAACACATATCCCAAGGCCTGCCATATGTTGTTTTATATCCGTCATACGGATACACGCACCACGCCCCATCCGTCCACGGTGCGCAAATTGTTGATGACCAAAACGGAGTCCATGTATCTGGAGGATACGCAAAAAACATCGTGTCCCATGCCGGATCGTACCGGGAATGATCTACCATAGACATCAATTCGTTGATATTCGGCATGCGCCAATCGTCATGCCCGGCAAATACCAAGTTTTCGCAGGCATTGATTGCGTCATACCAGTACATCGTCATACCCAGCCCCGCGGCCTGCGGATCCTTGATCCACATAAGCCCGGTCACGGTATCGACAACCGTTCCGTCGCCGTTATCGATAAACCTCTGCCCACCTCCAATCGGATACCCCATCTGATACATCCCATCATCACCAAACTGATAACTCATCGTCTGCCCGGTTTTCGGCAAGCCACCTTCGGTAGTGATTTCGTTGACACGGGTAATGATCCGGTTCTTTTTCTGATGTTTAATATGATCCATTTTTCGCCCTCCTTTTAACCTTCGTAAGTGACCGTAATTTTTCCGTCATCATCGCCCGCCTTTATCACTCTGAAATCCTTGATGTGATAAATCGACGGAAGCTCAACGATATCGCCCTCCTCTAAAAGCACGCCTGATGACACGCTCGGATTCTGGCCGCTTACGAAATACCTCATCGCCCCGCCCTCGGCAGTAACCATCGCAAACGATGCTGAAACCCCGTTGCCCGGGTCGTAAACCGCCGGTGTCAACGCCACGACAGAACTGCCGACCACGATCTCCTCATGATTGATAACTTTTGCCATTGCCATCCCTCCTTATTTTTTCCTTAACGATTCTAAAATTTCTTCATTCTGCTTTGCCACATCCACCAAGACCTGCCCGACCTTGTAAAGCATGCGCTCGCGCCTGTCCGCAAGCTCGACCGGCAAGAACCCTAAAGCCTGCTCGCTTTCAACCGCGCATATCCGGCAATACTTCGTGACCGGAACCGTCAACTCCTGATTGACCTTGTAGTGCGTGATCACGCAACTGTGGCAGGTCCGGGCATGCGGGCAATTCTTCCAGCACCCGGTATACTCCTTATCGATATTGAGGAATATCCCGCGGATAAACGGCCGAGCCTCAAAGATATTTCCCAACTTGAATATCCGCGCGCTGGCCGCCCTGTGGCACGGATAGACGTCGCCGTTATCCAAAATCGCAATATAGGTCTTCCCGGCCTGACAGTATTCTTTCTCCGGCGGCACCTCATCGTTGACGATCTTGAGCGGTTTATCGATAAACGCGATCTCGATAGGCAGACCTTGCCGCTTGCAATACCGGCGATAGTGATAAATCTGCGTCAGCTGATAGCGGTATTGCTCGACCGCCTCCTGAGTCCAATCCTCTTCCATGACCGCATGGTGCATAATCTTCGTAATGCCCAGCTCGTGCAGGTACTGCACATTGATCGCCAGCCGCCCGACCGTTTTGGGCGTGAACGTCATGCGCACGCTCATATCCGGCTTGATCGCCAGAATCTTCTTCATGTTTTCAATGATGCGCGGATAGTCTCCATGCCGGTATTCGGTATGCGTGATCTCATCACCATCACAACTCACCTGAACCGCCATGCCCAGCTCGGAAAATTTCTTGAACACCGCCTCATCGAAATACATGCCGTTGGTCGATATCGAAAACGTCGAGGCGTGCCTTCCGTCCTTATCCGGCGGCCACAGCTCCCGGGCATAAAGAGCCAGCTCAAGAACCGTTTCTGGATAAAGAAGTGGTTCACCTCCAAAGAACGTGACCTGCAGGGCCGCCGGGCTTATTTCCTTCATCCGGGCAAGGATCTTCTTGCCCTGCTCGACCGACAGCACCGCCTCACCTTTAGGATGAAAACAATAATCGCAATTCATATTGCACTGCTCGGTGATGAATAGATCGATGCTTTTTATTTCGTCTTTGTTCTTACCCCCGACCACTTCTTCGTTAGACATGAACTCCCTCCCGTTTCTCTTTTTCCAACTGGATATATTTATCAATGACCCTGGCCAGAACCTTGTTCATGGCGCAATAGCCCGGCTCTGGATCGAGCATATTGCCCATATGCTCGAGGTTAAGGCCCAAACATTTATTGCGCGGACATCGTTTGTACAGTTCGCAACTCTCGCAAAATCTGCCCAGATACTTCTCGCGGTTCTCATCGATCTCCCAGACATAATCCAGCTTCGAGTAATCGATGCCGTCATAAACCGATCCCAGCCGGTTATGCCTGCAGATGTACATGTTGTCGCACTGCCAGATCCCGCCTTCGGTATCGATAAAAAGCCTCTCAAGGCCTGTACGGCAGAAGTGAAACTCCCGCACCTGCGCCTTAAGCCCGAACTCCCGGACATAAGCATTGCTGTGAAGCGCCGGATTAAGCGTCTGAAAAAGCTCCGCGTCTTTTTCATGCTCGATAAGCAGTTCGAAATACTGCGCCGCAAACCTCTCCAAATCCTCTTGGCTGTGATCGTGCCGGGTTGCAAGGTCAATCGTGATATTGCGGGTAATATTCCGCGCGATGAAATCGAAGTCCTCTTTGAGCCTTCCGTACTCTACGACCATAAAATTGACATTGTGGTTCGGGTTTTCTTTCACCAATTTCAGCATCCAGCGTTCCGCCTCCGCCTTGCCCTGAGGCCCGCCGTATTTCTCATAACAGTTGCCGAACGACCATGTGATCCCGATATTGCGATGCCTTGAGAAAAACTCATACATCCGCTCATCAATCAGCGCGCCGTTGGTGTTCATATGAAAGAGCATTTGCGGATACCTCTCCATCACATGTCGGATGACCTCGAAATTGACCGTCGGCTCGCCTCCCCAAAAGTAAATCGTGAACTTGGGCGCCAGCTGAAGCTTCGAAAAACAGAAATCCAGAATATCGTCCGCAGTCTCCTTCGACATCTTCACCGGCCCGAGCGTTGAAACCTTGTGCCTCTCGAACAAACCTCTCCGGTAGCAAAAAGAACAATTCGCATTGCACGCGTGCGTCAGATACAGATAAACCGATTTATAGACAGGGATCCTCATGCCCGCACCGTCCCCTTGTAATACAGCGCATCGATGCCGGTCTCGATCGCCTTCTTGGCGATGTATTCATATGTCGCCGTCTCGATCCGGTTCGCCCAGCAGTGATTCGCCGCTGGTTTCAGCGGATTGCCGGTCACGGTGTAGTTCTCAGCCAGACACATTGCCCGCGGACAACACCGGATATCGCCGTCAAAACAAACCTCGCAGTCCCGGCAATGCTCGTAAAGCTCATCAATCCAATCGCCCATCTTTTTGAAAAAGAACGCCGTATCATTAAACCCGCTCCACACATCCCCGATCTTGAACTCCGGATAATTGGCAAAAAAGTCGCACGGATAAACCTCGCCTTTGTTATTCACAGCCAGATATAAATACCCGCACCCGCAGAAAGTTGGCGGTACGTCCTTGAGCGCGATGCCTTTCAACTTGCGGTAAATGTTGTTTTTTAACGCAATATCCCATTGACTCCTGCCAAACTTTGGCTGGCCCGAAAAGTACACATAGTCCGCAATGCGCCTGAATAATTCCTTGAACTGCTCGTTCTTGTCCCTCACCAGATCCCAATGCCGGGCCGAGGATATCCGCACCACAGGCACGCCGTATTCATAAAGCCGGATGATCTCCTCATAGATCCCCGGCCGCTCCGGGTCATCGACCACATAATGGACATCCCCACCGTTGGCTTTTACGAGATCAAGCACAGCGCCTGCCTTATCCAGATATCCCTCTCCCAATACGCCGCGCAATGCCGAAATGCTGACGCTTAAATTAAGGTGGTATTTATGCTTCAAAACCCATTCGCGGATGCCCGGATCATTCAAAAGAACCAGCCCGTTCGTTGTCACCACATAGCGGTACATGCAATAGGTATCGCATAGGTACTGCACCATCGGGAAATTCAAAAACGGCTCGCCGCCGAATATGCTGAACTTGACGCGCCGCTCATCGAACGTGCGCGAGGCCCAGTCCACAGCCGCGTCGATAACATCCCGCGTAATCCCGCTGTCCTTCTGCCTGAAATCTTTCGGCTGATAGCAATAAGCACAACGCAGATTGCAGTCCTGCGTCATCAGGAAATAAACCGTGGTGTATTCCTGCTTGCCGTCCGTTATCGATCCGATATCGAACATGCCTTCGGACTTGTACCGTTTGATCACTTCCCGGCACTGTAGCGGCAGATCGCCGCATGCCTTGCTGTTCTTAAGTTCAAATACCGGCATCCGTCCTCCAATCCAGCTTGCTTAAACCCGGTTCGATCTCCTCAATATCCAGCCCAAGTTTGTCCTTGAGAATCTGCCGGTGCGTATCGTTAAGCTCAACAACGTGCGAGGCGTAAATCTTGTCCCTGTGCTTACCGGCCAGAAACAGAACAAACGCCGAAACGTTTCCCTTGTCGCCTTCAACGCCCAGATCCCTGTAAACCTCGCAAAGGGCATCAATCAAAGCCTGAACGCTCATGAACCGCTTGTGCGTGAAACACTGAACGGTCAATTCATCAAGATTATTTCTGCACCAGTTCACCAGCTCGCTGACGGCATTCTCGCCTTCAATCCGCGCGATTCTGAACGACACTTCCTGTGCTTTTATCTGATCCTGAAACATTTCCTCACCATGAATAAGGGTTACATTTACAATTCCACGCGCTGTGGTTATGCCCGCCCGAATACTCGCATGTCCCCCAGTTCGACCCGGGCGGCGTATACACACACCAATCCCACGGCACATATCCGTCCCACGCAACAGGAGGATTTGCTGACTTATACGGATGCTCGGCCGCGGACGGCAGGTTGATACTGGCGCAAATCCAGTAATGATTGATCGAGTGGTGACATTCCGAATATTTATGATCATCACACGCCACGCCCGCGTGCGAACACGTCGTATAGTGATATCCGCAGTCCGCGCAATACTGGCACTGCTCGGTTTCGCAGATGCAACCGGTCATGAGTGCCTGAACCTTCTGTGTCATCTCCCTGAAATGAACACCCCTGACCTCGGTTGAAAGCGCCGTAATCGTTGGATTCGTGAAATCCATACAACCCGAACTGTCCTGCGGGCAATACCCTGACTCTCCACGGCCCGACTTACAGGCCACCAATTCCGTGCGTAGCTGATCGACATGCACCTTCCGGATCTCTGTCACCAAAGCTGTGATAGTCGGATCCGTAAAAGACGCCTGCGTAAGCCCGCGCCGGACAAACTCGGTGTTCAGAAACGACCTCAGCTCATCGATATGCATCTTGCGCACCTTCGTAGACAAGTCCGTAAGTACTGGATCCGTCCAAGCCGGTGTATTCGATGAGCATTGTTTTGGGGGCAACTTATGCGCCATATCTCTCCCTACGAGGCGTAAACCGCCGTCTTATCGAAAAAGCCCTTTGTCCCTGATGCATTCGTTCCGTAATACTTGTTGTTCCCGGGCGATGCCGCACCGCTCTCCAGCTTCGCGGTCGAAACCCCGCCGTCTTTCAACTGCAACTGATCACCTGCCGATACCTGAAACATTGCCGTATCGATAAGCCCGTCCAGATATTCCGGCGTCGTATCGCTGACATCCGCTTTCAATTTATTGGGCGAATTCTCAGTCGGCAAAACACCGGCCGCCGCTGGCACGCTGGCAAGACCCGTCAAAGCCGTTCCGCTCACCTTGCTGGCCGAGGTGATCTGCGCCAGCTTCGTATCCTCGATACCGGCACCCGGGGCAACTTTCTCATTGGTGATCTGAAGTGCAGGATCCGTCAACAGCTCCAGCGCCTCCCAGTTGGCCCGGCAAGCCGGAGGAAAATTGATCAACAACATGTCGTTTTCCGGTTTAGTCTTGTCCCAAGCCATCGCCCACCTCTCTTTTCTGATACGCCTCGGCAACCGCGTTCATCTCGTGAAGCTCAATGCCGTGCTCGCGTAACATCTGAATCCAGCAAACATCATGAAGCGTCATCTGCCGGGCATAGTTCTCCGCCTGCTCGGCACAGGTGAAAACAATTGGCTTCCTTTTCGGCATACGCAAAATAATGTCACCCTTGACCGACACATACGCCATGTCGTTCGGTATCTCTTTTTTGCATTTACTACAGATCAACTTGTCCATCGCTAACTCCTTCCGACTGGTTCGCGTGCTTGATGAATTTTTGCAACACCCCGTTCAAGGTCGATTTGTTAAAAGCCGCATCCTTGATCCCGATACTTTTGATCCGGCTGATCTCGCCGCCGTCATTGACCTTGTATAAAATGACCCCGTTCAAGAACTCACCGTTCTCGAACTCGATCACCACCTTGTATGGAATCAATCCCTTTGCCATTACGCCTCCTAAATCCCGTGGCTGTGCCAGTCGAACATACCGGTCTGCACCACGCCCTGAGCGTCGTACAGCTTCACCGTAAAGCCGGTGATGCTTTTATCTGTAAACTGCGAATAGATGCCGCTTCCGCTTCTTATCTCAATATGGACGCTCGGCTCCTCGTGATAGGTCTTGCCGAAAAACACCTGCTTGCCGTCGACAGCCGAAACCACTGTAGCGTTACCGTAGTCATCGACATCCGGCAGGTCACCGAAATACTGAAACGTCGAGCAAGTGATCTCATCGCCGATATTCTCGCGATGCAGAGCAAGTTCAATCTGAAAGTACCGGCAGTAATAATCCCCGGGCTGATAGTCCTCCCAATCTTTCCATGTGATATTGTCCTCGGACGTACGGATCCGGAAACTGGCCGCCCTTAACGTCTCCTGACCGGTGAATCGATACGATGGGCTGTCGTTAAACTTCGTCACCCCGTCGCTATTGAACCTCCTGCCCAACGACGTCGAAACGATCACATCGATCCCGATATGGACGCTTGCCACATACCCGAAATCCCTGACCGGGGTCGTATATGTTCCGGACATAACGCCGTCCGTGATCACGATCGACTCGCCTTCTTTTTCGATATTGTTCTTCGCGCCTTCCCAAAGCGGCTGTTCCTGATATTCCGCGATAATATTTCTGAAGGGAATCTCCGTGATCGTGACAACCGCCTCTTTTGCATTTACGGAATAATTTCCCGATGTATCGATCCCCTTGATCCAGTACCGCTGGCCGATGCCGCGTTTGACATCTTTGGTGAGATAATGCGTCCCCTGCTGAAGCGTAATGAACTCCGCGCTTTCCCAGTCAAGGCCACGCCGGATCTCATACCCCCAGACATCCACATCCGGAATCGGCGTCCATCCGAAATACAGCATGTCCCTGTTGCGGTTAACCAGAAACGACGGCACATCCGAAGGCGGGGCCGATTTGCCGACAATCGTGATCGTGCTTTCAGGCGCGGAAGCCAGCGAACTTTCTTCATTCAGGGAATCGAGCGACGTCACCTTGACCTTGTAGATCTGATGGTCGACGATATCTCCGATGATCCTGAAATTCGTTCCCGAGGTTTCTCCTCGCGCGCGCCAGCTTAATCCGTCATCGTCGCTGATATAAATCTTTGCCTTGGCGTATGACTTGACGAAATGATCCACGTAGGCCGGGCGGTCAAACCAGACATCAATGGCGTTCTCGATCGTTCCGTCTGTCTTCTTCACTAGCGACTCGGTCAAGCTGAGGTTGCTGACGGCCGGGATCTCGCTTGATAAAGACGAATAATTGTTCTGCGGCAGGATGATGTCCGAATCGTCATACACCGCCTCGTTATACTCAAGCGCGGATATCTGAACCTCGCTCTTACCTTCCCGCTGGATCGCCACCACCCTGAAATCTTTTTTGACCTTGCTCGTTTCGCCGATCGCAAAGACATCGAAAGCCTGCGGGTCCTGCGAGAACGCTTCGCACGAAACCTCCGTATGCGTTCCGGTCGGCGAAGTGATGAGCCGCTCCTCGATCGTATCGTCCGCAAAACGAACCTGAATCTTGTAGGACTTGCCGTCCTCAATGACCATGGAGCGGTTTAATTTGACAAGCACATCGGTACTGCCATCCTGCACCCGGCCGGAGAAACCCCACTGCGGAACATCGTGCGATATCGAAATAACATCCCCAGCCTGACAGGCAATCGCATCAATCCCTGCCTTAAACGTGACCGAACGATTGATATACCGCGCCACTTTTAACGCGTAACGCGCCGCGCGGATCGCGTAACTTGCGCCGGTCGTAAAAAGCCGGATCTGGCTTTTACGCATCGGCTCACCTGAAGCCAGCGACTCCTCATCGATATACGCGATCGTTTCCTGCTGATAGTTTTTCTCTTTATCGGTGAACTGCACCTCGATCACGTTCGGCACTTCTTTCATCGTCTTCCAACTCTGCGCAAACGTGTCCTTGACGATATTGCCCATGCCGAACAACTGAGTCGGATTCGTGATCTTGTCGATCTTGAATGCCAAACCGCCCGCGCTGTAGACCGGCATGGCATTGAACGTGGCGCATAATTGAATGAGAACATCAAGCGCCCTATTGTTACTGTCAATAACCACATCCATCCGAAACCGCTTCTCGTAGCCGCCCTGACCGTCTGCAACTTTCTCCTCGCAATACTGCGACATTTCAAGAAGCGAAGCATTATCCAGATTTCCGGATGAAATAAACTCGCCCAGCCCGAAACGGTTGCTAATAATAAAATCCCGCAGGCACCAGACCGGATTCGCCGAATACCTCTCAACAAACGTCACCCCATCCCACGAAAGCAAGGTGTCGTCCGCAAGCAGACGGTAATCTGCCCCATCCCAGTAATAATCATCCCAAGCAACAGGATCCGTGCCGTTTCTGACATCCGGAACCGAAACCTTCCTGCCCTTAACAATCGATGTGATGTTCGGCATCGATCCCGAAAGCTGGTCGGTCGCCAGAAGCTGAAGCCCTAAAAGCGCGGTGTTCGGATAACTCAAATCATCTGTCTTAAGTTCATCGATCTGAAAAAGTAAAAGGTCGCCCTGCTTTAAGGGCTGAAGCGAACTGTCCTCGCTGGTGCGGGTAATGCGGATGTCATACTGCCCCGGGGTGAGTCCTGCCTTGCGAAATACTCGCCTGACTGATGAACGCGACTGCGCGGAAATCGTCGTCTCACCCAGATCGATATACGTCCCGGATGAATGCTCTTTGTATTCAACCCGATAGGTAACGCTCCAGCTCTGAATATCTCCAGAACTGGAATTCTGCTGATACAGGCCGTTATTAAGCCGTAGGTGAATCTCGAAAGCCTCGACATCCAGATCGACCGTGGTGTAAATATAGGGATTGTTTTGCGTAAGGTTGGCGCTGACCGGATAAATATTGTGCAGATCCTCGAAATTCGGGATCATGCTCTGGTAGTTCGTGCCGAAACGTTTGCTGATCGATACGCCTTCGAAGTTAACGATCGGATTATTATTCAGCTCGATATTTTCTATCGACTCGATCTCGCCCTCGCAGATCGCCAGAAGAACGTTCAAATAGTGCTTGTCGCCGTCCTCCCAAAGAAACTGATTGATGATATTGCCGCCGACGCGATGCTCTCCATAAACAACCGCGACCGGAACCCCGACCTCCTGAATCGTCTGTACCCCATCCCAGCCGTAGGTAGGCGACCCCTCATCCATCCCGGCCGAACCGAGATTGAAATCCGGCATCTTGGGCTGGTTCATATATTGATAAATCGAATAGCCCATTGAGAGTACAAAGAATGTAAACAGGAACGGATGCGCAACAGCGGCCGCCCAGACCGCTGAAACAATAAACGAAATAACAGCCACCACCGGTGCTTGAACTTCCGGCGCAACTACGATCTCGTCACCCTCTTCAATACGCGAATCAAGGTCTTCTATGCGCTTGCCGGTAACGATCACGCGTTTGTCTTTATAATTAAACCCGGAATTGTCGAGATAATCGCGCACGGATTTGCTTCTGGAATAGGCAAGTTCCAGAACCTGCGCCTCCTCGAGCTTGAACGGATTGTCGATATTACGAACGGATATCATTTTCTTAACCTGTAGAATCCTTCTGTTTTCTTTTTCCACGAAACATCATCAAGCCGCGACACTACGACCCCCTGACGGCAACAATGGATAAACCGCCTCTTGCCAAGGACGATCCCGGCATGGTCGGCAATACCTCTCGAATTAACAAACAAGACGCCGTCCAATACTTGCGGCGTTACAACGCGATCCCAATCGTGGCCGTAATGCTCCTTAAAATAGTCCTTGCCGCTTAAACCCCACACCTTGCTGTATTCCAGATCCTCGATATCGAAAAGCCGGTAACCCAGATCCGCATAAACAAGTTTGAGAAATCCCCAGCAATCGAGGCCTTCCATCGTCCGGCCCCTGTGGCGGTACGGGATCCCGAGATACTTGCCGATGACCGCCTTTTCTACATCACGTAAATCCGGCGCGTCGGCACGGACGGAAACGCTCCGAACCGGTGGTAATTCTCCAGCACCTTGCACCGCTGTTTTGTTTTGTTGCATGAAACCTCTCCTCCTGTGTACCCGCACTCGATCGATTTGAATTTCCACGCGCAATAATTTCGCGCGTACCTGCGCGCGGGTAGATCTACGCCCAAAACATCGAACTTGCCGGTTAAGGTAAACTCCACGCTCTTCTGGTCTGCCGTATAGCTATCGATGTAGAAAACGTCGTCCATGTGCGCGTCCGGATCCGCCAGCCGGTCGGCCCAGACCATGCGGATCGTTACTTTCTTCCCGCGCAAATCGAACTGCTCCAGATAAAGCTGAATGAAACGCGATACATTGCCAAGCCGCACCTTGACCTGATCGATCTGTCCCTGATTGTTTTCGCCGATAAACTCATGCGCCACTGGGAACTTGGAATACACCTGCCCCTGATACGTCACATCCTGATCGAACCCCACGATCCTCAAGTCATTAATTGAGTCATACTTTTCGAGGACGTATAAAAAGATGGGCGCGTTCTCCTGCTTCGATTTCTCGCTGATAAATGAAGGGCTGACATCTCTCGGCATTACTTCACCTCTATAAAATCAAACTCGAAGTCGTACACCTCGTACGCCTTCATCGTGAATTTAAAACTGTCCTCGGCAAACCGAACCGTATACTCCACGGCATCGTTCGGGTTCGTCCATGTAAACGCCATAAATGACCCGTATTTCGCGGAAAAGAAGTTCCGTACCATCTCCATATCCGCCTTTGACCGGCTGGAAAACCTGAGCCGCCATTTGTGTAATGGTGCCGCCCATTTACGCCTGCGCTGTTCAACGCCGCTTTCAAACTCCGAAATGAGCGTCTTATATTCCAACGTCTCTTCAAAAACAAAATCTGGCAAATAGCTAAAATCGCTCATGCGTAACTCCTGATCACCGAACGGATCTTCCCGTTGTTGTAAATGTCATCGGCAATAGCGTTCGACAGCATCTTGCGGTTACGCCAGACATCCTGCGCATCCCACGCCTGAATCACCTGATTGACGTTGATCGTGACACCTTCCCCGCGCATAGATTCACCGCGGTTAAGCGCGCGCAGGTTGTCCGATCCGCCCACTGCCTGCATTCCCCTGCGGGAAAGCACGCCTTCGCCCGTTTGCGCAATGATCGGCACCTCATCCGGCGCAAGACCCGAATGCGCGCGGATAAACGCCCGGTTGCGCTTTTCGACCGTTCCTCCGCTATGAAACAAACTCGCCACCGGAACACCGAAGATCGTGCCGCCTGCTCCGGCCATTGCTGTAAATATTTTTATGAGTAACAACTTCGCCAAGATGTTCGATATCATCTGTAAAACCGCCCTGCCAAAATCCGCGAACACCTCTTTGACACTGCGAAGCTCGCCCGTAAAGGCCTTGAAGAAAAACTGCGAAAACGCGTTCTGCATGTTGTGCGCCGACTGCTTGGCGAACTCTTCCATGACGTTAAACTGCTGTGCCGCCGCTTCCGCGCTATTCCCCACATCCTTGGCCACGTTCTTCAATATCTCCGCCGTCTTGTCACCGGTCTCCTTGACCTTGGCAAACACAAGATCGTATTGCTTCATCGCGTCCCGCGCGCTTTCCTGCGCGGCCAGATTGAATGCCGTGCGCGCCTCCTCAAGCCCTTGAGTAAGCCCCTCGACATTGAACTGAATCTTGTTCTCTTCCAGCGACTGTGAAAACCGCTCTACCTCCGCGGACGCCTGCCGGTATGTTTCGCCGACACTGCCGGGAAGTTTTCCCAAAAGATCGTAGAATTTAATAAGCGGAACCATGAGAGCCTGAAAGAAATCAACCGCAAAACCCAAGAGGCCGTTTAAGGCATTCGTTATGCCCTCAATGAACCCTTTGACCGCGCCCGCGCCGTACTCAAGGATCGTGAAAACCCCTGCCACTAAATGATTGGCAAAGCCCTGCAAGAATCCAAGCACCCGCCAGAGCGACTGCCCTGCCTTTTCCATAAAGTCATTCCACTGGGATTTGAGTATTTGCACCTTTTCGTAGCTGGTCATCATTTCGAGATTCACCGCTTCAAGGTGCGATTTGCTCTGCGCGAGAATGTGATTGGCCATCGCCTGCGCCATGTGATATTTCTGGACTTGCTCAACGGTCTTGCCGGTTGCCTTGGCGTATTCCTCTGCCGCGTCTTTAAGCGACAACTGAAGGCCGTACGAACGCCTCAAGGTCGTAACCAGACCGCCGGTAACCGCGCTTGAGATATTTTGAAACGCCTCTTCGGTCGTGGTGCCGAATATCCGCGCCTCGGCCCGCGCCTGCTTCATGAGCGCCGCAACCTGATCCATGTTCAGGCCCTGCGCCATGAGCGCCGAAACCTTATCTGCCACGTTGGAGAAATTGACCGTCTCCTTGGAAGCCTCCATGATCGCCTGCCGCATCTTTTGAGCGTCAATGCCGACACTCTCTGCCATGCGGCTGAAACTCTGCTCGATCTGCTGGGCCTTGGCGCCCATTTCCATGAGATCCCACGCCTTGCGAAGTGCCATGATGCTGGCTGTAATGGCCGCGGTGATCGCCAGCCAGTTCTGCTTCCATGCATTGGCGAATCTCTGCAGATTGCCGCGCACACCCTCAAGGCGTTTTGTCGCTTCATCCCGAAGGCGTAATATGATCGAGAGTTCTTTATTCGTCATCGCTTGAACCTGTCCCTTCTTTTC